AGGCCCAGGCAATTGCAACGGGAATGACCAGTGGCGAACCTAACCTCCGCATCTATGGCGAATACGGCCGTCTGCTGCTGATCGAGAACAAGGTCGGGCAGGGGAGACTGTCACCAGCCCAGAAAGACCGCCACGCGGCCCTACAGCGGCTTGGCTACACGGTTCTGGTCATTCGGGCCACCACTACGACAGAAGCCGCTGAGCGGGCCGTTACGGCGGTTCTGGGGTGGCTGGTACAAGAGAAGGGGAAAGCAGCATGAAGAACAAGAGACACGGATCGCTCGCAGAGCAGTTAAAGGCGCTTATGACGTATCGCAACCGCCCAGAAGGTCAGCGAGAACCATTGCAGACGAATTGGTCTGTTGCGCCCGGCGCGAATGACAATGACCCGGAGGAAGTTGCCGACATGCGTTATGAGCGAGACTGGCGACAAACACCGTCCGTGCAAGCCATCATGCAGAACGTTGCGACCGACGATATCGAGAAGAATGAGAGTGGACAGATCGTCCGCATAGGCAAGCTGCGGTTCAGTGACGGTAACCAGACTGAAGTCGGATATGTACTTGGCATCGACGGTGAAGTTATTCAGGCCGACATACGAATGCCGGCAGGCGCAATGCTCGGCATGAAAGATAAACCAGATCGTGCATCGGGCGGCGGAGCAGACCCGAAGGATACCAAAGCCAGCAATCATTATTTCGAAGATGTGCTTGGAACACTGCCACACCGGTATATTCCATCCGGCAAGCGCCGAAATGGTACGGATTACAGTGCTGAAGAATCCGCCCGCATTCTCGCGGAGGCTTACGCAAACACCGACATGGAGAAGGTTACTTTCACGCGACATCCAAAAGGATTGCCGTGCGGCTCACCCAAAGTGGCTGACAGTTTCCTTGGCATGCGCAAGACTACCTGTGCAGGTGGAGGAGACGAAGCGTGGGAAGATACACTGTCTGCAATGATTGATCGCGATCTATGGTTTGAAGCGCTTCAAGAGTTGAAGGACAGGGATCGTCACGTTCTGGACGCTGCAATGGATGCGGGCAGTCTGTCAGATATCGGAGTGAGTGGTCACCAGCGCACAAAAGAGCGGCAAGGGAAAAGGCGACTGATAGCGGCAAATGATAATCTTGTGGCCGCAATGAAAAAATCTGCGGCCTAACTGCCGCTTTTTGGGATCTCGTGCGGAGTATAGTGAAGGGGTTCAACCGCTATGCGGTTGCCCCGCACTGTTCCGTGCGCGAGGCGCCGGACGCTCGGTCATGTTGCAGTTGGGTGCAACCGCTGAACCGGGCGTAACTATTGGCAAGTTTTCTGGAAATCGTTAGCGCAATGTGGCGTGGCGGAGAGACACGATGGTGGAGCCGTAAGGTGATGAAGCCGGATACTCGCGAGCCCAACAGCTATGAGTGGTGCACAACGATATGAGCGGCGCAAAAGCCCGGTTTCCAGAAACATCATTCCAGCGCCGTTTCTCCTCCGGCTGCTGGTTCGGCGGGTTGAGCCTATTGCGATAGGTTCCCCGCCGATTGTGTTTTATTGGTATCGACTGCCGCGGCCCTTCATGAGCATGCATGCAACCAAGGCCACGAGTCCGACGGATGCCCATGCCGATGCTGTGCCGGGGTTTTCGCGTGCGTATTGCACAGCACGTTGACCATGCTCACGTGCGCCTTCGGCCAGCACATTCACAGCGTCTTTCGTGGACGCAAGGGCGTCGTCTGTTGAGCCGGATAGATTGCCGAGATGATCTGACAGTCGGGACGATAGGCTGCTGATTTCCTTGCGCAGTGCGTCGATTTGTTCGGAAAGCATGCCCTCGGTGGTCTGTGCCATTTCATTCTCCTTTTGAATTACGAGGAGAGAACGGGAATGCGCATTCAATTGTTCCATTCAATTTCAGCGGGCGAGAGCGCTGGTGTGCTCGCCGGTCTCATAAGCCGGATATGATCGGTTCGATCCCGATGCCCGCAACCAATTAGGATTGACATGGCAAATCGCAAGCAGCGCGGTGAAAGCGCCTCTTGGCAGCATCTCTATAAGAGATCACGTTGGCTTAAGATGCGCGAGCATCACCTTATGCAGTCGCCACTCTGCCTCTATTGCCTCGAGGCTGGGGACGTGGAAGCCGCCACGATTTGCGACCATCGTACTCCTCATAAAGGAAACGAAGACCTCTTTTGGGATGCTGACAATCTCATGTCCCTTTGTAAGTCGTGTCATGATCGGATCAAACAACGTGAAGAGCGCGGAGAGACTGTCGTGCGGTTTTCTGCGGACGGGTGGCCAATAGGATGAGCCCCCCGGGGGGATCAAAAAGCGTGCGTGTCCGCAGGTACAGGAGCGGCGGGGAACTCGAACGCGTTATCCCGCAAGTTTTGAAGTTTATTTTTGACAGGTGATATTTATGGGCGCCAGGGGGCCAAGGCCCGAAACGCCCGAAATGCAAGCGCTGAAGGGCAACCCGGGCAAACGAAGAAAAAGGGCGGCCTCGATCCGTCCTTCCGGTGACGTTTACATCCCAAACTACCTGGATGATGACGCTCGCGAATGCTTCGAGATGATCGTTTCGGCGATGCCGCCAGAAACCTACGCCGCTACCGATGCTGGCGGTATTGCTGTTTATGCTGCGGCATGGGCCGACCACAAACGCGCGACTGAAGCGCTTAAGACCGAACCGGCACTGGTTGCAGGCTCGACGGGCAATCTCACCGTGAATCCTTGGTTCAAGATCAAGAACGAAGCAGCGCGCATCATGATGAGCATGGGCGACAGACTGGGTCTTGATCCAAAGGCGCGCGCTGCTTTGACGCCGCAAAAGGAAAAGCCGAAGAGCAAATTCGCCGGGCTTATCGGCGGGGGGAAAGGATAATCCGTGTGTTTTCAGCGGCCTGATTGGGGAAAACGCGGACAAGGCGTCGACCAAGCAGGGCTGGACCGCGCGGAACAGGTTATTAAGTTCATCGAACTGCTACGCGTCCCCAGCGGTGAGGGGCAGGGCGGGCCTATGCGGCTTCGTCCTTGGCAAAAGCAGTTCATTCGAGATTTGTATGCGCCGCATGTTGACGGAAACCGGCGCGTTAGACGCGCAATTCTCTCGGTTGCTCGTAAGAACGGCAAGACAGCGATTATCGCTGCAATCGCTTTGGCTCATCTCATTGGCCCGGAAGCCATCAAAAACGGCGAAATCTATTCTGCAGCAAATGACCGCGAGCAGGCGGGGCAGGTGTTTAAGTTTCTGCGCCAACTTATCGATGCTGACGAGGAGCTTTCTCAGGTTCTCGACATTGTGCCTTCAACAAAAACGGTGGTTTGCAAGCAAAACGGTTCGTTCTATCGAGCGCTGTCGGCCGTTGCTGGCACCAAGCATGGCTTAAACCCGTCTGTCTGGATTTATGACGAACTGGCACAGTCGCGTAATCAGGAACTCTACGAGGTAATGAACACCTCGCAGGGCGCCCGAAAAGAGCCGCTGGGCATAGTGATTTCCACGCAGTCGCCAGATCCTGAGCACCCACTTTCGAAATTGATCGACGATGGATTGGTCGCTAATGACGCCACTGTCCTTGTCCATCTTTATTGCGCCGACGACGAAGCGGAAATTATGGACGAGGATGCGTGGAGGGCGGCGAACCCGGCGCTGGGAGACTTTCGTAGTGTCGAAGACCTGAGCGCGCTGGCTATACAGGCAAGCAGAATGCCGTCGATGGAAGCCAGCTTCCGGAACCTGTATCTCAATCAGCGGGTCGACCAGAACTCGCCGCTTATCCCGCGTTCTGAGTGGAAGGCCTGCCAAACCGGCGACACGCTAATGCTGGGCGAAGATATCTATCTCGCGCTCGATCTGTCTGGTGTGCACGACCTGACATCACTAGTCGGTATATCCGCCACCGTCGGCGAAGAACGGGCGAAAGCCTGGCACTGGAAGCCGCATGACTTCCTGTTCGATCACGCCAAGCGAGATCGTGCTCCATACGATCTATGGGCGAAAGACGGCTGGCTCGAAACGCCACCCGGTCGCGCGATTGACTATTCCTATGTAGCCAGTCGCATCGCCGAAATCCGCGAGGACTATTCCATTCGCGGGTTGGCGTACGACCGCTGGCGCATCGAACAGCTACTGGTCGAATTCCAGCGGATAGGTGTAGACGCATTTATCGAAGGCAAGGACAAGCCTTTCGACGGCGCGCTGCGGTTAGTGCCGTGGGGTCAAGGCTATCGTGATATGTCGCCAGCTGTGGAAGCGCTTGAGGCGTCATTTATTCATCGGCGCTTTAAGCACGACGGTAATCCAGTACTAGCCTTCTGTTTTGCCAATGCAATCGCAATCTCTGACGCCAGTGGCAATCGTAAACTCGACAAGAGCAAGACACGCTTTCGTATCGATGGTGCAGTCGCGACGGCAATGGCCGCAGGGCTTAAAGCTCGAGAGGTTGAGCCGGAAGAAACCGGCAATCTGGACGACTTCGTCAATAACATGATCACAATAACCTGGTAGGAGTGCCCATGGGCCTTTTGACTTGGGTCGGGAAGCCTTTCGGGCTTCTTTCCGGCCCATGGCGCGCATTCTTTGGAATGTCGACGACAAGCGGCGAGACGGTCACTTATGAACACGCCATGCAGCTTGATGCTGTCTGGGCGTGTGTGAACCTGATTTCCAATGCCGTGAAAACTTTGCCCTGCAATGTCTACAAGGGCGACGGCGTTGACGTCGACCGTGAGAATCCGCTGTACGAACTGCTGCACGACTTGCCGAACCTGGATGACAGTGCGTCTGATTTCTGGGGCATGGCGGCACTCTGCCTCTGCCTTGATGGCAATTTCTTCGCCGAAAAGAAGAAAAATGGCGATCGGCTGGTAGCGCTAAACCCGTTCAATCCGCTTTGCGTCGATGTAAAACGCGATGACCGGAACAACCGCTACTACGAAGTCACCGAGCAGTACAAAAACGGCAAGAAGGGTGGCGTTCGCAGAATCCGCGAAGAAGACATGCTTCATGTCCGCGGATTGGTCATGCCTGGCTGTGATCGTGGTCTCTCACCGATTGCCGCACAGCGCAATGTCATCGGCAACGCCATGGCCGGCGAGAAGACGTCTGGCCGTATGTTCAAGAATGGCATGATGGCTTCAGTCGTCTTGTCATCGGATCAGGTTCTGAAAGCCGATCAGCGCAAGCAGATTGCAGAATCGTTGCAGGCATTCGCCGGCGCCGACAAGGCGGGCGGGATCGCGGTACTGGAGGCGGGGCTCACCCCGTCGCAGATCACCATCAATCCAAAAGATGCGCAGATGCTTGAGACGCGGCAATACAGCGTCGAGCAGATATGCCGCATCTTCGGGGTTCCGCCTGTCATGATCGGACATGCCGCGAACGGCACAACCACTTGGGGCAGCGGGATCGAGCAATTGATCCTGCAGTTCACCAAGACATGCCTCACGCCCATGCTCAGAAGCATTGAATCGGCGGTCTACCGCGACCTGCTTGATGCAAAGACCCGCAAAACGACTGTCGTGAAGTTCAACATGGAAGGTCTGCTGCGCGGCGATAGTCAGGCGAGGGCGGAGCTCCTGCAGAAGATGGTTCAGAACGGCATCTATACGCCGAATGAAGCACGAGCTTACGAAAACAAGCCAAAGATGGATGGCGGCGACGAATTGATCGTCAACGGCACCATGCAGCCTCTGTCCATGGTCGGACACAACGGCGGGCATCCGCTGGATGATGCACAGCCAAGCGCTGGATAAGGGAAATTCATGAAATTCGAACACATTTTGACGGCCTTCGAGGCCGAACCGTGGGCGATTCAGCGCGAAAAACTAGCCGTTTTGGCTGATGTTCTTGCGGCACGTGTGGCGGGCGACAAGCTCGTCACACCTGAATTTGCAGCGGCTGTTTCTGATGCTCGCGCAAAGGAAATTGCTGAAATTGACGGCAAGGTCGCAGTGATCCCGGTTTATGGCGTATTAGCCGACCGAATGGACCTGTTTTCCGCGATGAGCGGCGGCACTTCTTATGCCGGCATCAAGCGCCAACTGCACAAGGCGCTGTCCAACGAGGATGTGAAGGCCGTTGTTCTTGATATTGATAGTCCTGGCGGCTCGGTACCGGGCACGGATGAACTCGCAACGGAAATTCGCAAACTGCGCGGCGGTGAAAAGCCGATCATAGCGCAGGTTAACTCGCTCGCTGCGAGCGCCGCCTACTGGATTGCGTCGTCTGCCGACGAAATCGTTGTTACGCCGTCCGGGCGTGCGGGGTCGATTGGTGTCTATACGGCACACGACGATATCTCTGCCGCGTTGGAAAAGGCTGGGGTCAAGCGCACCTACATTTCGGCCGGCAAGCACAAGGTCGAAGGCAACGAGACTGAGCCGCTCGGCAAAGACACGCTGGCCTACATTCAGGACAGTGTAAACCGCTCCTATGGCCGGTTTTTGCAGAGCGTTGCCGATGGGCGTGGCGTCACGAAATCCAAAGTCGAAGACGGATTTGGTCAGGGCAGGGTGTTTTACTCTGAGGCGCTCATGGACAGAGGAATGGCTGATCGTATTGCCACACTTGACGAGACCTTGGCCCGACTGGGCGCGAACACCGAGCCGGAATACGTCCGCCGTGTAAAGGCGTCCAACGCCGCAAAGGCAGAAGCAGCGCAATTGCTAGCCGACAAGATGGCTTCCGGCGAAGATATCACAAAACGCGAATTCGAGAATGGGATCAGGGGACTGATCGGCTTGTCGAACTCGGAGGCGGAGCGAGCCGCATCGCTCTACTTCAAGGAACATCAGGGGGAACCTGATGCTGATGCGGAAAACGCCGCTGTTTCGGCGGCCCTCGAACGGCTTTTGGCCGAAACACGCACTTTCACCATTTAGTATCAGGAGGACATATGTCCGAAGTTTCTCTTGCCGAGAAGATCGGCGAGCTTGGCCAGTCTTTGGCATCTATCAAGGAAAAGGTCGGCAATCTTGCTACCGATTTCACCGCACAGCTCCAGCAGCACGGAACTGTTTCCACCGAACTGACCGGCAAAGTCGACAAGGCGCTGTCTGAACTCGGCGACACCACGACCCGCATTAGCGAACTGGAAAAGCGTGCTGCTCGTGAACGTGAAGACGTCGCGCAGGGTCCGCAGGACGTCGGCGATATCGTCGTGGCGTCCGAAAAGTTCAAGTCGACCGACGTGTCCGGCGCATGGCGCGGTTCGATCCGTGTTGGCATGGAACGCGCTGACATTACCTCCGGCAATACCACTGTCGGCGCCGGTCGTTCGGCTGGAACCTCGCTGGTACCGGGACAGCGCGTGCCAGGCATCATTGCCCCGCCTAATCGCCAGCTGACGATCCGCGACCTGATTGCTCCCGGCCAGACCTCAGCCGCAAGCGTCGAGTTTGTCAAGGAAACCGGCTTCACGAACAGCGCTGCGCCGGTCGCAGAAGGCACACAGAAGCCGAAGTCTGATCTGACGTTCGATATGGAAACCACGCCTGTTCGCACGCTGGCCCATATCTTCAAGGCGAGCCGGCAGATCCTCGACGACGCTCCGGGCCTTGCAAGCTATATCAACGCTCGTGGCACGTATGGGCTCAAGTTTGTTGAAGAAGGTCAGCTTCTGAACGGTGACGGTACTGGTCAGAACCTGCATGGCATTCTCCCGCAGGCATCGGCGTTTGCTCCGGCATTTACCCCGGAGAACGAGACGGCAATTGACCGACTCCGACTGGCAATCCTGCAGGTCATTCTGGCCGAATATCCGGCGAGCGGCTTCGTTCTGCATCCAACCGATTGGACCAAGATCGAGCTGACCAAGGATCTTGGCGGCAACTACATCGTCGGTAATGCTCAGTCCCCGATCGGTCCTTCGCTGTGGAATCTGCCAGTCGTCCAGACCCAGGCAATTTCTGCGGGCAAGTTCCTGACTGGTGCGTTCAATCTCGGTGCGCAGATCTTCGACCGAATGGGCGTTGAAGTGCTTCTGTCCAGCGAGAACGATAAGGACTTCGAGAACAACATGTTCACGATCCGTATCGAAGAGCGTCTCGCGCTGGCGGTTTACCGTCCAGAGGCCTTCGTGACCGGCGACGTCAATCCGCCTGTAACTCCTTAATCGTTGACGGGGCGGTTTGGGGCCCCTTTTCACGAGGAAAACATGAAAATCAAAGCGCTTAAAACGTTGGTCGGCAATTACGGCCGATTGGATGAAGGCACGGTCGCCGATATGCCAAACTGGCAAGCCGGACCGCTTCTGGCGCTTGGTTACGTCGAGAAGGTTACGGAGGTTGGCTATGGCCGACACGAAGACACGCAAGCGCCGGGTGGCGAGCTACATCGGGGCGGGAATCGTCGATCCAAATCCGGCTCCCGAGCCAGAGCCGGAGCCTGAAACGCCGCCGGAGGGTGGTGGCGATGGCACTGGTTGACCTCGATCTGCTGAAGAAACACCTTCGTGTGTTTCATGACGACGAAGATGCTGAGCTTGAAGTCTATCTGGCTGCGGCAGAGACGATCGTCACGGAATATGTTGATCGTGAGGTTGTGGCGACCGGCTCGACGCCAACCTTGCCGGGTGGCATTGAGCTTACTCCACCCATCACGGCAGCAATCCTGCTCGTTGCGGCCGATCTATACGAACACCGCGAGCCAAACACGAAAGCCGAAGGCAATGCCGTTCTGCCGCGTCACGTCCGGGCGCTGTTGGCGCCATATCGGGTTTGGCGCACGTTGCAGGTGGAAGAATAAAAGAAATGCAGCCGTTCTGGCTGCACTTCTCCTGTGGCCGTTATTCTGGCGGCCATTACTGGCGGGTGTACCAATCATCGACGTCAGACCTTACACGGTCTTTTTCCAATCCGTACCGTTCCTGGATCTTCCCTTCCAGTTGCTCGCGGCGACCGTTGATCTGATCGAGATCATCGTCAGTCAGCTTGCCCCACTGTTCTTTCA